AAAGCACCAACAAAGCGAGCTACTCAACCTACTAAACGTCGTAGAGGTACGGCTCAAGTTACTGCTCGTCGTCGTCCTAGTATCGGAATGGGTGGAAGCGGTGGTACTGGTGTACAGTTTTCAAGTTAAAATAAATAATTAGTTATGAGAAGTTTAGATAAGAAAACATTATTTCCTAATACAGGAGAGACGGGCAACAACACAGCTACACTCCCTGCTCAAGAGTTTAATGTAGAGCGAGATAAAGGTTGGACGTTTGTGTTTAATACATCAAGTGCTGGTACTGCTGCTTTAGATATTGAAGCGTATATAGGTGGAGCTTGGCACGTCATACACCCGCAATCTCTCAGTGCTGAAGGATCAGTTATGGTTAGAGATGACCACGGACACTACGAAAAGATCAGAGTGAACGGTTCTGTAACAACAGGCACACACGCCGTCTACGCTACTGGTACTGTTGACTCTCTATAACATATATGTCCTTGTTACTCACACCGTCGATAGAGAAACCTAGCAACATAACACCGTTGCCCGGTAACTTCATTCGACCTGCCTTTGAAAAGCTCTACGGATTTGACGCACCACAAGAAGAAGAAGTCATAGACGGAGCAATCCTTACAGAAGCAAGTGAACCATTGACAACAGAACTAAATGAAATATTATTATTTGAACCCGCTTAATACTTATGGACAATAAAAAGATTAGTGAACTCGGAGTTTTATCAACAGTAGATGGAGCTGATTTCCTGGCTGTTGTAGATGATACCGATAGTACGACAAAACAATTAACCGTTACCAACCTCATGGCAGCGGCTCCCGTACAGACAGCAGACATAAGCAGTTTTATAACAGGAGTAACTGCGGGAGAACTTGGAGACTTTGACTTTGATGACAATGCAATCAAAGGATTTAGTGCTGAAGTACCTACAGAAAAAACGACAGACCATACATTAACTAATGACAATAACGGTACGGTTGTTGTTATGAACTCAGGTAGTGCGATTAAAGTTATCGTTCCATCGGGTTTAGCTACAGGTTTTAATTGCTCAGTAATACAAAAGGGAGCGGGTCAAGTTGAGTTTGATAACAACTCAGGAGCTTCCACCATCAACAACAGACAGTCACACACTAAGATCAACGGTCAATACGGAGTAGCGAGTATAGTTGCTTACGCTACCGACACCTACGTCTTAGCCGGAGACACCGCTTCCTAATAATGTTCGTACTTCCTACATTTGGATTGGGCGTTATAGCTAGTCCTACTGTACCACCAGGAACCTTAACAGCTATGCTGGTAAACGGAAACAATGTAAAGAATATCGAGAACACGATTACCTTTACCGTTCAACCAAGTAGAGACATATCCGCTGGAGATTCAATCACACTTGCTGGATTAACAGGTTCACAAACAGCAGACAGCTCATTAACTTTAAGCGGGGCGGGAGCATCTGTATTTGGTAGTATCGGTTCTTGGACGCAGTCAACAGGTACACTTGTACTTACAGTAGATACAGGTCAGACATTAAGCACAGGTTCTGATACTGTTATTACATTTAATCTTACCAACCCAGCTACCGTATCGAGTGGGGTGAGTGGTATTACATTATCTTCTAGTGGATTCACACAAGCAAGCATCAGCGGTACATTCTTAAATGCTGTTGATATATTCAATGTAACCACACGAGACACCGAAGCTAACATAGGAGCAAGCACACCATTCAATCCAGGCGGAGAAGTTAACATCGCATTCGGTACAGATACTGATGATTTTTACATCTACGATGGTAGTGATTGGTACATCTTTAACAACGATTCTTAATAGCCATGCCAACAACAATACCAACAACCACATCATCAACTCGTCCAGGCTCGCCGTCTACGGGTGATGCATACTTTGAAACAGACACGAAGAAGTACATCATCTACGATGGCACGGATTGGCGTGGATGGAATAATGACGGTATAGCCGCCGCCCCGCTAACTAATACATACAGCGTAGATTTAGATGGTAGTGATGATTATGTAATGCTTGGTGATTTAGGTACAGCTGGTTTATCTCTTGGTTGTTTATCGATATGGGTAAACTCTGACACGCCAATACAAGCCGGTTCTGCATCTGCTAGAGGTTACCTTGCGGGGTGGGGTTCAGGATCAAGTTTTAACGGATTCAGTCATGGATTGCTGACTAACGCTGCTTGGATACTTCAATTTTATCAAGGTGCTTACACAACAAATTGGAATGTGGGTTCAGGATCAAGTTTAGGGACTGGTTGGCATCATATAGTTCTTAATCACGACGGAACAGGGTATGAGTTTTATGTAGACGGAGTAAACGCTTCTAGCCATTCTTTAGGTGGTACTGTAACTATTAGTACTCAATCAAAAATATCAGGTACAAGTTTAGATTACTTTAGGATAGGAATAAATGGTTCGTTAGGTTTTCCGACAGGAGGATTGTTTGATGAAGTAGGTATTTGGAATAGTGCATTAACATCCACTCAAATATCAGATATATATAACAGCGGAGTGCCTATCAGTCTTACTTCCTACTCGCCTGATGGTTGGTGGAGAATGGGAGATAATGATAACGCTACAGGAACTACCATAACGGATCAAAGCGGTAACGGAAATCACGGTACTATCGTAAATGGTACTCAGGGTAACACATCCCCTACCTATTCAACCTCAGTACCATCGTAAGTAGCTATGAGAAATTATGTAATTATAGACGCATCAGATGTTAGCTCGGTTGACTTTGACCAAGTCCTTCAAACATCTGCTAATACCCTTCGCTATTCAGTCGATGGCTCGAAAGCACTACTCAAGTACGAAGGCGACCAACCATCCTTTTTAAGCGGTAAGACGGAGCATAATCACGAAGAGATACTTACGATCCTATCGGGTGACGAGTGGACGAGTGACGAACCTATCTAAGGTATGCACGAAACAGCCCAAGGGCTATACCACAGCTTAGAGAACCAACGTCACTCTTTCTTAGATCGAGGTCGTACTTCTTCTGAGCTTACACTTCCTTATGTCTTACCACCTGACGGTCACAGTCACGCTAGTAAGTACTACACACCGTACCAAGGTATAGGAGCTAGAGGTGTACTCAATCTAAGTAGTAAGTTATTACTGGCATTACTTCCACCTAACGCTCCCTTCTTCCGACTTGTTATAGATAAGTATGAGTTGGATAAAGCGAAGGAAGATATAGGAGTAGAAGGAGCTGAACAACTACGTACTGACTTAGAGAAAGCATTAGCTGATGTAGAGCGTAGTGTATCACAGGAAGTAGAAGTACAGAACTTTAGGAACGGTATCTTCCAAGCACTCAAGAACTTACTTGTTACTGGTAACTCTTTGTTATATCTACCGGACGAAGGTGGTATGCGTGTCTTTAAACTTGATCGTTATGTTATCAAGCGTGATCCAATGGGTAACGTTACACACATAGCTATTAAAGAAACTGTAGCTCCTATGATGCTCCCTGAGAGTGTTCGTGAAGAAGTATACAGACAGGAAAAGGAAAACACTTGTGATCTATATACAGCGGTAGTGCGAGAAGGAGATCACTTCAACGTTTATCAAGATGTCAAAGGTATCCTCATCGAAGAAAGTGTGGGTAAGTATCCAATCGATAAGTCCCCGTGGCTCCCGTTACGTTACACCCAGATTGATGGAGAGGACTACGGCAGAGGATTTGTTGAGGAGTATATCGGTGACCTCAAATCGTTGGAAGCACTTACAAAAGCTATCGTCGAAGGCAGTGCAGCTGCTGCGAAAGTATTGTTCATGGTCAACCCGAACGGTACAACAAGATCAAGAACCTTAGCAGAAGCACCTAACGGAGCAATCGTACAAGGTAGTGAAGCAGATGTATCGGTGTTACAACTTAATAAGTTCAATGACTTCCGCACCGCTCAAGCTACTATGGCTGGCATAACAGATAGACTTAGCCAAGCTTTCCTACTTACATCAGGAGTAGTTAGAGATGCAGAACGAGTAACAGCTGAAGAGATACGTATGCTCAGTCAAGAGTTAGAAGCTGCATTAGGTGGTCTTTACTCTTTGTTATCACAGGAGCTACAGCTACCAATCGTTACTAGGTTGATGGACAGAATGTCTAAGGACAAGCGTCTACCTAAGATACCTAAAGATATTGTTAA